TCTTCGTACTTGATGTATGGCAATACTGTGATTGATCAACTACCATCTTAGGAGTGCTTGAGCATCCTGTCATAACTGCTAATCCAAATAGGATTACCAAGTACCTCATTAGTCTGTTCTCTGTGTCTTAGACTCTGCTACCAAACTATCAAATACATCTTTAGGCATTCTAAGTTTTACGAAAGTATATTGTTTACCTGCGTATACATAAGTTGCTCTATCTTCTTCGATGTGTTGTGTGATTGGTGTATCTTTTACAACATACGAAATAAATGTACTTGTTGATTTACTATCGTTTTTAAACTCAAGTTCTGTTTTTGAGTTTACATTACCGTTGATACGTTTTGCAAAATTATTCATTGCAATAGCATACATCTGCTCTTCTGCGGCTTGTTGGTAAATTGATTCACCAGCCCCACATGCATATGCATACTCTTTAGTCCACCAAAAGTATCCTTCGGTTCCTGATTGGGCACATGACGCATACCATTTAGGTTGTGCATATGTGTCTCGTTCTGCGATTGTAGTCATACTTGAACAAGCACCAAGTGTACTTGCAATTACTCCTGCAACTGCGATTTTAAATAAGCCTTTCATTATTGCCTCCTTTGTTAGCCTGTTTGTTTAGCCTATATATACATAATAACATCATTACCGGTTTTGTCAACGGTTAAGTTTACCAAAATGAACCTAACCTTGTCCTCCACCAGTTCCGACTAATTTCATCTCCATTCCTGCCTGCATTACTACTACAGTATTATTTGGAAATAAACTTTGAAATTGTTTTTGTACTTTCATTCTATCACCTGTTGCTAACGGGATTTTATGTTCTACGACAATAACATCTCCTGCTTTGGGTGATATCTTTTTTACATCTCCTAGAATTTGATATGCTAGTTTTGATGTCTTTAGTGCTGGGTCAGCCATTTAGTTTCTCCTCATTTGTGCGATCTCAGTCGCTTGTTTAGATCCGTCTGTATCATTTTCGTCCGCAAATACAGGAACAAGATTACTTTTATGCATCATAGCAATACCTACAAGTTTGCGTTTACCTGTGTATTGCATTGATTCTTTTCTAGTAGCAGGTGCAAAACTTTCCTTTGATGCAAGACTTGGAATGTTTTCTGTTTCTCTACGTACTGGGCCACTATAGTGCCAAGGTGTGTTCATCACAGTTTCTGTCTTACGTTTTGGTTTGTATTGCCCTTTACAATAAGCAATATAATCATCTAGTTGTTCAAACTGATGTGCATGTAAATGTTTACGGCGCATTTCTTTGTTATGCTGACGCCATTGCACTTCATACTTTTTAAGTTGTGCTTCTGTAACTTTTTTAGACTTACGTTTTTTTGTGTTGAGAGTAGTCAACCCTCTTTCTAGATGCATTGTCATAATAGTTATTGTAACTCCATTTATGGTAATTGTCTAGTTATAATTGTATCAAAAACTATACCTGCATATTTTGAATTCGTACTCCAAGCATCTAGTTTTTCTAACAATCTTCGGTAATCCCAATCTCCATTATCATATTGTATTTCTCTTTCTCTACGAAAGTCTTTATATGCAGAATGGTTATTAATTGTATCAATCATATCCTGTACACTAGAACATTTTGTTTTATACACCTTTACTCCAAATCTAGCATCAGGAATTTCTAATGGTTTGAGTTGTGGTGCATCTGGATCCCATGTTCTTATTCCAAATAGATTATTGCCTTCTGTTGCAAATCTACTTGTACCCCAAGCGGATTCAATCCCTGCCATGCCTATTATAATAGCACTTGGTATTCGTTGCCTTGGTGCAGTTTTAAAATTGATATAATCAATACAAGTTTTTAACGATGAAATAAATGATTCGTCATTATTGTATTCGAACGAAGGTTCATGTAAACCAAAACTGTGTGCAGTTTCGACTACATCTGCTTCAACTGTGTGAATGATCTTGTTCTTTACAATATCGTTAGGACGCCAAGTTCCGTATATATACGCTAATCCAATAATAGTGATTACTATTATGTACTTGAATAAGGTTGGTAAGAACTTTTTAAATTTATTTTTCATAAACTTTATCGTTGCTTAACAGTGATAGTTGATATACAAGTTGTCTTCGAACACTTCCCCAATAGTTTAGTTGCCATCCTGTGTTTGCTGTTTCAAGCACTGTGTCAACACTTTCTATTCGTTTCATCCAAAGTGCCATACGGTCCTCCTTGGGCATTCTCCAACAAGCCTCTTTAAACTGCATTTTAGTCTCCGTTAGTATGACCGTTTGTTAACTTTGCTAGTTCACTTGCTTCTTTTTGGAATCGTCTCGGTAACCCTGTCCAACGTGATACTTCACCGTCGTTATTGATTTTGAAACTACCTGCTACTGTGTAAATCTCATTGCCGTCTTTGTCTTCTGCAACAAATTTACGTACAACGCCGTTGATTATACCATTGCCTGTGTCTCTGCCTACTTCCCATTTATATTTGCCTGACGGTCCTTCATACACCGATTCGTTGCCCCATTCATTGCGGCAGATCGTCTTGATGTTTTCAAGTACCTCTATACTTTTAGCCATTGTGTTTTGCCTCCTTAAGCCATTAGTTTTAATAATACCAGTTTTACCAGTATTAGTATTATAATACACTGCTTCAGAGGTTTTGTCAATTGTAGATTTTACCAATTTTACCACTTTGTGTTCGTAATTGGATTTATTGTCCAGATTGGACGAAGATAGATTTGCTTTCATGCCTTTATACTCCTTTATATGCCTTTGTGCCTAAGTTGCCTTAGTGTATGTGTATTTATTATACGGGATAGTGGCCGTTAATTAAAATTTCCATACCACTATTGGAGATATCACTAAAAGATTGTGTACTGTCCGTTCCGTTAGCGTCTACTGTGACAATAGTAAAGAATGAATTACTTTCTTCAATTTGAGCATGTACTGTAACACCTCCACTAAATCCAGACACATTAAACAGCATAATTGGAAATCCTGTTTGTCCACCTTGATCAGTTAAGTCAGCACATGCAAATGGAAGACTAACTCTTATATCACCTGATGGTAATGCTTGTCCGTTTGCCGTTTGTAGTTTACCACTAATGAAACAACGGTTTCCTATTTTAGTGTAACTCATTTTTTGGAAGCCTGTAGTTGTTGTTAAACTTCCGCTTGATGATCCTGTAATTGTATAATCATGCAATCCTTCTACATATGTATCAAGTTGTGCAGTTGCTACTTTACCTGTACCGCCATCAATGATCATTGTGGAATCATCTGCAAACACGCTACCTCTTACGTCACCTTTAAGTGTTCCGTTAAGTGTACCATGTAATTGTCCTGTTAAGCCGTCAACTACTAGAGTAGAGTTATCACTAAACACACTACCAGTAAAGTTACCAATTATCGAATCGCCTGCTTTATAATATCCACTATCATTTGTAAGAACACTTATGTTATCACTTGCTTGTAGAAAACTAGTTCCGTCAATAGTAACAGTCGGAGTTGTTTGGTCTTGTGCGGCAGTTACCGTAACGCCGTTAGTACCTAAAAATTGGAAAGTACCTTGATTGGCCATATTAAAGCCTGTTGAATCATCTCCAACAATATTAAAGTTAATTGCTTGTTCGTTTGTTAAGTAACCTGCGTCATTAGTTAATCTACTAATATTACTACCGTCAGTTAAGTAGTCAACTAGTGTACCACTTTGTGCAATCCCTTTTGTATCAAATGTAATTCTATTATATGTACCTGGAGCAATTGGACTGTCAGCAAGTGAAACGTTTATTGATGTTGTACCAGTACCTGTTACATCACCAAACAGTGTAATTGTTTCATTGCCACCGTCAATAGTAATATTACCTTCTGCGTCAGTTGTAGTTGTAATGTTACCTGTACCAGCAAACTTAATTGTTTCGTCTTTGACTACTGTTCTAACTGTACTATCATCGCCTGTTACAAACAGTTGTGAAATATACCCTGCATCGTTTGCAAGTTCACTTACATTGTCACCTGTTTCTAAACCTGAGGTAATATATCCAGGATTGACAAAGTTTACTGTTACGTTTCCTTCAGCATCACTTGAAGTTGTTAAGTTTGTGCCACCAAGTATTTTAATGTTTTCACTTTGTTTAACAACACGCATTGTGGAGTCATCTGCTCCAATGCTAAACAAGTTGTTTTCAATGTTAGTAAATCTATTCGTAATAGTTGTTGCAAAATTAGCATCGTCATTAAGTGCCGCGGCTAATTCATTTAATGTATCTAATTGTTCTGGAGCACTGTCAAGTACTGCCGCTACCTTAGCGTCTATTTGTGCTTGTGTATAAGCGTCTGTGATACCATAGCCCGTAAGTGTAGTTGGTGTCCCTGTAACACTACCCCAAGTAAAGTCTTGTGCTACACCTGTAATTGTAATGTTGCCTTCAGCATCACTTGCTGTTGTAATTGCAGTTCCGCCTAAAACCTTAACATCTTCACCTGCATTGATTGTACGCATTGTACTATCATCTGCACCTATACGAAAATTATATGTTGATCCTACTTGGTCGGCTGTTACGTAACCTGCATTGTTTGTAAATTCTGTAATGTTAGCACCACTAGAAACAAAGTTGCTATCGTTAGTAAATGAACTAACTGTTGTAGGTGCTCCGCTTAAAACACTGTAAGGTATTGATCCGCTTACACCGTCAACGAGTAATGTACTATCATCTGCAAATACTGAACCTTTTAAATCTGTGTTAATTAAATTTTCTAAACTTATTGATAAAGCAAAAGCCGCCGCATCAACTTTAATTTGTCCTGTTGTTCCTAGTACTGTAAATGTATCGCCTACACCAATACTACCTGTACCTGTGTTACCTGCTGTTGCTATTGCTTGTTGGTATGTAGTTAATGTTGGACCTGTAATTGTAATATTGCCTTCAGCATCACTTGCTGTTGTAATATTTGTACCACCAAGTATTTTAAAACCTTCACCTGCATTAATGTCACGCATGGTTGAATCATCTGCACCTACATTCAATGTAAAGTTATTTGGAATATCTGCAAGTGTAACATACCCTGCATTGTTAGTCCACTGAGTAATGTTACCTGATTTGTTTACTAGTGTGTCTGATGAACTTGCAGTAATAAATCCTGTGTCGTTTGTAAGGTCTGAAACGTTAGCAGGTCCTGTAATAGTAAGTTCGCCCGAGTTAGTATCAAGTGCAGTAGTAATATTACTAGCACCTGTAAATTGAATTGTTGTATCTGTTTCGACAATGTAACTTGATGACGCTGTGTCTGCAATGGTCCATTTATATGTTCCTGCAAGACTTGGTCTATTAATTAAGTCTCCGTAATCACCTGATGTTGCTACACTTGCAAATGCTGTGTTGGAAGCACTTGTTACAAGACCTTTTGCATTTACTGTTACAGTATTAAAACTTCCAATGTCAGTGTTTACATTATCAAGAGTAAGTGTTACTGTACTTGCGTTTGCGGCAATAGCACCACCAGTGTTACCACTCATGTCTCCGTCAAACGTAATGTTTGGTCTGCCTGTTAGATCACCATATCCACCACTAGTTGCTACTGCGGCAAATCCTGCTTCTGTAATTGTTTGATTTATCCAAGCACCTGTACCCGTGTCGTATTGTAATAATTCATTGTCAGCAATACTTGTAATATTAACATTTTGAAGTGTACCTAAATCGTCTCCACTTACATCAGTTATAAAAGCCGATGTTGCATTGTTGTATTGTGATAGGTCAGTGTTAGCACTAATTGTAATATCACCTTCAGCATTTGAAGCAGTACTAATTACTCCACCGTCACCTAGTATACCTAAGTTCTCACCACCTTGTACAATTCTAACTGTACTATCATCTGCACGTAATTCAACTCTACCAATAGCACTTGCAACAATATCTTCTGCACTTTGTAGGCTCATTGTTACAGCATCTGAATTAGGATCAACAGTAAAGTTAACACCTGGTCCACCGATTACTGTAAGTGTATCGTTATCTGCGTCTGCAACAACTTGTCCTACACTAGATCCGGCTTTTTGAAACGCCATTATGCGGAATGAATCGATTACTTTTACTGACATATTTTATGGTTCTCCTTACTGTATTTACCGTTGATAAAAGAATAGGAGCATTGTTTCCAACACTCCTATCTTTTAAATATACTTATTTTATATGTAAGTCGCCTACGGCGTGGATAGAGTCCGTTCTATACTGTGTTCTTTTGTTATAGTTAAAGGTGCTTTTGTATATACAGTATTTATATTTCTCTTTATAGTACGCAACTTTTCTGTTGCCAGGTAAGTTGCCAACCCCTACGTGCCTAAACTAGGCCGCTAATGCCATTTCTGGCGCATAATTGTCATTTGCAATTATAAGTTTTCTTCGCGATAACCGTGCTTAGATCCGGATAACTCCACTAACTCTATTAACTACCAGTCGATCCTATTTCGACCCCATCATAAAGACATTGAACCTACAGGCTTACAGATGTATTCAACTGTATCCCAAGATCCATCACTTGGTACTTCTACGTATTCTACAAGCATAGTTTCACACTGTGCTTTAGTTTCAAACCATTGTACATCTTGTTCTAAGCAGGTCGAGCCTGAACAAACTGTTAATAGTATATGCCAAATAATTTCCATTTTTCAATGTCCTTATGGTGGAGTCGCCCGGTACCGCCCCGGGGTCCTGAATAGCGTTTGAATTGCTTCAACGTTACGTATATAGTTATACTATCTTTTAACCAAAAAGTCAACCTTTTTCTTCAGAATCTATTAGTTTGTATCTATTACGTAATAACTAATGCTCAAGAAAATACTCAATATTAACAATGGAGAGTTATGACAGATGATAGATCAGTTGACGCAACTTTTGAAAATGAACAAAGTACAGTAACAATTCCTTTAAAGGAATACGACAGACTTCGTGAACGACAAAAATACATTACAGACAAAGATATGATATCTGTAGTAGATAAAATTGAAGAACTAGTTAGAGCCTTACGAAAACATATTGTAAGAACGGAGATAGAATAATGGCCAAAATGAGAACATATACTTTCTACGACGGAGACAATGTAGAAACTAAAGAAGAAATGAGTTACCGGAAAGCAGTACGATCTTTTCAAGGTAATACAAAAAGTAAATCAGTTAGAGTAGAATGGACAGCCAAAAAAGGCGGAACATACGAAATGATACAGTCATTACCATTAGGTAGAAAAATAAGACAAGCGGCAATGCTAGAAAAGAAAAGAGCGGCCTTAAAAGCAAAGTTAGGAAAGTAATATGAAAATACATAAGTCATACGAAGGACATGTTTCACAACCTAAGAAAACAAGTCAAGCAGGTACCAAAGCACGTTGCAAATTTTCATCTATGAACAAATCTAAAAAACGTAGTCACAAGTTTTATAGAGGACAAGGAAAATAATGGCTGGAATAAAAGCACGTGGAGTTATTACTAACCACTTAAAAAGATATCACAAAGAAAGAGAAATTATACCTTGTAAGTATATTGCTGATGGCAAAGGTAAAGGTATAATGGTTGCTCAATATAAAGATACTAGAGATTTAGTAGTTGATGATAAAGATGTTCCTATTGCTTGGGGCAGAGCCTAACCGCCTGGAACAAACTCTTTTGGACTATACCACACTTTTTGATGATGTATACGTCCTAACAATTCTTGTATCTCTGTCATTTCTAAATGTAGTTGCGTAGATACATCGCCTTGTGCAATAGCCAATCCTCTACGGCCAGCCTTTGCTCTTAGTGCTGATTCGATAATTTCTATGTCTCGAATTGTTAATTCAAAGTTCTTATTTGGTTTCATAGTCACCTAGCCTCCTGCAAAACAATTAGCACTACCGGCGGCAACTGATGTACATCCGCTAATGCCGTCACCAATTCTTCCGCAACCTAGTCCGTTTACAAATACAGTAGTTGAACCTGTTGCTATTGGAGCGGCATGACTTGGACATGGAACGCCTGGTAATAGATGTCCTGTGTTATTATCACCTTGTCTACTGACACCAATACCGTTTGCAAATACAGTTCCAGACCCACCTGCTCTAGTCATTCCAGAACAATGAGTAACATCTGCATCGCCTATTCTAGTTATTGCTGGCATTACGTTCTATCTCCATAAGTTGTTGTAACCTTGCTGGCCACAATTCTATTTCTCTATGTTGTTCTTCTGTATGTGGAGGTTCAGGACAATCTGGAAGGAATTTAATAACGTGATCAAATCTTTCAGGAATATCGTCCCAAGAATTAACTGTTACCTGTTTACCATCTATTAGAAAAACAAACTCGTGCATACGAGTATTTATTTTACTTTACTTTTAGATTTGGCGGTGCAGTTACTATATTTGATGTTTGTTGTTGATAGAGATCTGCAAACTGTTTAATAGTTTTAGTAAGAACCATTATACTTTCTTTTTTAAACAAATAGCCTTTGTCTGGATCACCTGTAAATAAGAACTGTTGTAATCCTAACCCTTGTCCGTTCATTACAAGTGTAAGAGGAGTTTTAATCTTAAAACCCTTTTCATTTTCTTCTGTAAGTTTACCTACAATCTCTTCGCCAGAGTTAAGTTTAAAAGTAACAGTATCTCCAACTTTATATGGTGCTTCGATTAACATTATATTGTGTGTCCTGTTCCGTTATAACCTGTGTCATCAATGTAGTTTACAAGTTGATCATACCCACCAATATTTTTTCCATTGATTTTAATTTGTGGTACAGTTCTTGCAGTTGGAAACCATTCCATTAATTCTTCTCTAGTGTAGTCAGTTCCTAAAGATTTGTATGTGTGTTCAAGTTGTCTTGTCTTACACAGATTTACTGCTTTAACACAATACGGGCAACTTGGCTTTCCGAATATTTCGATCATAGTTTGAAGTCCTTAAATGTATCTTTGTTAATGTCTTGTTTAACACCGCCAACGATATAACTTTCAACTTCTGTTTCTTGTGGGGCAACTTGTAGTCCTGCACTTGACAACCAATGTTGTGTCCACGGTAGCGGATTAGTATTAAGCGGACGATCGTAAATCATATCAAGTCCTAGTGCTTTCAATCTCTTGTTAGCAATAAACTCAACATAAGCATGAAGAAGATTAGCATTAAGTCCAATCATACTTCCGTCTTTGAATAAGTAGTCCGCCCAATTCTTTTCTTCTGCAACACATTCACGCCATAGGTCATAAACTTCATCTTTAAGTTCTACTGCGATTTTAGCCATGTCTGGATCATCGTCACCTTTGGCCCAATGTTTGAGAATGTGTGTACTTAGGTTAAGGTGTGTTGCTTCATCTCTTGCAATAAGACTAATAATCTTAGCACTACCTTCCATCATTTTTAATTCACCAAATGCAAACGTACATGCAAATGAAACATAAAAACGTAAACCTTCTAAAATGTTTACAGTCATCATTGCTTTGTATAATGCTTTCTTAACATCATACAAAGTACCTTTGCCTTTATTAAAGTAATTGTTTGCAATGTCATTGAACTCGTCATAGTATTTTGTAACACTTTCAGCACGTTCAAGAATCTTTTCATCATCAAGGATAGTATCAAATACTTCACCCGGATTAGCATATACATTTTTTACAATATGTGTATATGAACGTGAGTGGAGTGTTTCAAAAAAGTCCCAAGCAATAATACAACCTTCTAGTTCTGGATTTGAACAGTAAGGTAAAAAACTTAGACATGGTCCACGTCCTTGTACACTATCTAATAGTGTTTGATATTTTAAGTTACTTGTAAAAATATGTTTTTGTTCATCACGAAGTTGTTGATAGTCACCTCTATCTTTTTGTAGACTAACTTCCTCTGGTCTCCAAAAGTAACCAAGCATTGTTTGGTTAAGTTTATCATACTCAGGATATTTGAATACATCATACCTTTGTGTGTTTTGATCTGCTCCAAAGAACATATGCTCTTTTGTAAAGTCAACCTTCTCTCGGTTAAAAACTGTCTTTGTCATCGCTTTAGTATTACCCTTCTTCCTCGTCATAAATCCTTAAATGGCACACGCATCACACATTTCATCATCTTGATCAACTGTCTGCGTATTACCGTTCTGGCCATTTGTATGACCGTTTGTACCATTAATTATAGCACCATTTGTTTTATTGTCAACCTCTGCTTGTTTCAAATCCTCAGCATCATCTTCAGCACCTTTAAAGTCATAAGTGTTTTGATAATAACTTGTTTTCCAACCCATCTTATAAGTTGTCAACATGTCCTTCATCATAACGCTCATAGGTACTTCGTTGTTTTCATACTGTAACGGATTGTATGACCAGTTACCACTAATGGCTTGATCAAAAAACTTCTGCATTACAGCGACGATATTTATGTAACCTTCGTTACCTTTCATGTCCCATAATAGAGTATAAAAGTTCTTTAGTTGACTATACTGTGGTACAATCTGCTTAAGAGGCCCTTTTTTACTTTTCTTAACGGACAAGTATCCGCGTGGTGGTTCGATTCCGTTTGTTGCGTTCGACACAACGGAACTGCTCTCCGATGGCATTTGTGCGGACAATGTTGAGTGCCGTAACCCGTGTTTACTAATATCTGATCGTAAAGTCTTCCAATCATGATTAAGTTTCTTTCCAACAATATCGTTAACTTCTTCTTTGTAAGTATCAATTGGCATAATGCCGTCTGAGTATTTAGTGCGGTCAAAGTATTCACATGCTCCGCGTTCTTCTGCTAGTTTGTTTGATGCTTTTAACAAGTAGTATTGAAAACTTTCAGTTAAGTCGTGTACAAGTTTCCATGCTTCTTTATCGGCATAATTGACTTTGTGTTTTGCTAGGTAATGTGCTAGGCCGATGTAACCAATACCTAATGAGCGTCGAGCCTTTGTGCTTATTTCAGCGGCTTTTACAGGATATCCTTGATAGTCAATAATTTCCTCTAATGCTCGAACGGACAAATCACACAGTTCTTCAAGTTCTGAACTTTCTTTGTTTAATGTTAATGCACCTATATTAATAGCACTAAGAATACACAATGCAATTTCACCGTTAGCATCATCAATATGCTGAATAGGTTTAGTAGGTAATGTAATTTCTTGACATAAGTTACTCATGTAAATAGGATCTTTAAATGAACTGTGTGTATTACAGTGATCTACATTCATAATATAGATACGTCCTGTTTCTGCACGTTCTTTTAGTACTGATGAAAATAATTCATGTGCATCTATTTTCTTTTTACGAATAGATGTTTTACGTTCATACATTTCGTATAGTTCTTTAAACTTATCATTGTCGCCTGAATAAAATGCTTCATATAATCCTGGCACATCGTGTGGCGAGAAAAGAGTTATGTCTCCACCGGACAATAACCTTTCATACATTAATTTGTTAAGTTGAATAGAATAATCTAACTTACGTACTCTATTATCATCTGTACCTTTATTATTTTTTAGTACAAGGATGTCTTCAATTTCATAATGCCAAAGTGGGAAGTGTGTAGTAGCACTACCACCACGTACACCATTTTGTGTACAACTTCTTACTGTTGCTTCATATACTTTTAGAAAAGGAACAACACCTGTGTGTGCTACTTCGCCGCCTCTGATCTTCGAGTTAATCGCTCGTACACGACCTGCGTTAATGCCAATACCCGCTCGCTGAGCGATATAATAACCAATAGCGGAATTGCTACTAAAAATACTAGGCAAAGTATCGTCAACATCAACCAGTACACAACTAGCAAACTGCCTAATTGGAGTACGGACTCCGGCCATGACCGGTGTAGGAATGTTAATTTTGAATAAGGATGTTGCGTCATAATATTTCTTCACGTATGATAAACGTGTCTCCTGTGGATATTCAGCAAACAATGTTGCCGCAATCATCATATACATAAACTGCGGAGTTTCATAAATTGCTCCACTGCTTCTGTCCTGACAAAGATACTTATCAACAACTTGTCTTAGTCCTGCGTATGTGAATTCTTCATTACGATCATGTTTAATGAATGTGTTTAGTTTCTTAAGTTCTGTTTCAGTATATTTTTCACGTATATTAGAGTCATATACTCCACGCTCAATGTTAGCATCTATAACTTGAGAAAGAGTCATATGTTCATAAGTTCCGTAAACTTGTTTATGAAGTCCGTATAATAACAATCTTGCCGCGGCATATTGATAGTTAGGTGATTCAAGTGATATTAAATCATTTGCACTTCGAATTAAAATGTTTTGGATTTCGTCAGTAGTCATTCCGTCGTAAAATTGTAAATCCGCATTCATTTCAATTTGTGATGCTGATACACCTGTAAGTCCTTCACAGGCTTCTTCTACAACAAAATGAATTTTATCTAAGTCTAACTTTACTTTATTTCCGTCTCTTTTGGTTATAAATGGTTCTTTAGATGCGTTCATTATGTCCTCTTTTCTATACGTTCTTTTATCATGTGTGCAGTCCAGTATTTAATACAAAAACTACAATTCAATTGTTTCCTGGCAAACCATGCTATCTGATAGTTCACTACTTATACAAATATTATTGTTTTCATAGTCAATAATATTGTCACAAACTTTAACTAGATTATAGTATCTTTTTGTCGTATGGTCTATATATATTTTTATCAAAACAGACGTTTTGGTAAACCTTGTAGTTAACTTCAGGGTATGTCCTATCATAAGGGGTATACCGACGGGACAATACCGGTTTTCTTTAATTAACTCCCAAGGCGTTGGCCACTGTTGAGAATTAAAAGGATTAAGATATTTGTCAGTAACAGGTGCAGTCTTCCAGAAGTCTAAAGATGCCTTATAAGGATCAACACACTCTTCGAGTGTATCTCTGAAAGTTCTCCATTGTGTTATACGTTCGTCAGTATTTGTATCTAAGAACATCTATGCAAAGTAACTGATAGTATAACTTAGGGTTCCTATGCCATTACCGATTGGGTTTCTATACTTAACTAATAAAGTTTCACTACCTGATGTACTGTCCATGTCATCAAGTACTGCTGTCCATTCGATGGCACCATCGCTTGTGCCTGTGTGACTGTAGTTGTCTGTTATGTTTATACTACTGTCATTTCTAATTGTAAGTGTTAACTTACCTTGTCTAGTTGTATCACTAGATGTTCCGTCTTTTACAACAAGATAATCAATATATGCAATCTTATCTTTGGTAAAAGGTAATTTAATAATTTGTGTAGGTGCATCTACTTCTGATAGTGTTTCAGTTTTCAAACGTGATTTAGTATAATGTAATCCATCAACTGTTGGTTTAAATGGAACTGCACTTAATGAAGTTTGATTTACAAATGCATCTCTTTCAAAGAAGTCTCCAACACTTGCACATAGTTCACTGTCAAATTTAATTACACTTGTTTGTGGTGAGTTTTGTCCGTTGCCGTTGTTAGCAACATCAATAAAAATGTTTGAAGATGATGTGTGTCCATATGGAGTTGTGTTGTTTGGTGCATGTACTGCAATACCAAAGTCATCAATCTTATCAAATTTACAATTAGTAATTAAGTAATGTCTTGGACCTTGTGCTTGAGAGCCTGATCCTGAACTTGTTCTACCTAGGTCAATACCAACATGACCAAATGTAAACAAACTATCTTTAATTGTAATTGTTTGTGTGTCGTATATACTGTAAACACCAATACTTAATTGTGTAAACTGACAGTTACTAATTGTAACGTTTTCAGAAGTAAGTGCACCTAAGCCTCTTACTTCAATACCAGACTGTGCCGCATCTAATCCTTGTAGTGCATTCCATGTACCTGTAAATTTAACATTATCAATAATACTTTCTGTTGTATTATCTAAGTAAAGTAATGGAGCATCTGCTGTTACTGTTGCATCAACTGTTAATGTCATACCTTGTATCATAATATTTTGTGGACGGCTAATGTTTTGCATTGAAGCAAACTCTACATAACTTCCTGGAGTACTATTTCCGCCTACTGTTTGAAAAACAGGTTTTGCAGTTTGTGATAATTCATTTGTATCAACATGCATTGTGATAATAGTTTTGTCAGGTCCGTCACCTATAATATTTGCATAAGGTGGAATATGAATTGTGTTTGTAATTTTATATGAGCCTGCCTCAAATTTTAATGCTCTTCTTGAATTTGCATTAAACTTGTCGCTACTGTTTAAAAAGATTTGATCGACTGCTCTTTGTAATGCTTCAGTATCATCTGAAACACCATCACCAACTACACCAAAACTTTTAATACTTACGATATCATCTAAACGTGTTTGAATATTTCTTTTAATTGGATTGTTAGAAAACTCGCCTGTTTGTACAGTTGCGTCTGTGTTTCCTTGGAATTCATATTGATCAAGTAATTGAAAGATGTTTGTTTTTTCTGTTAGGATTTCAGTATTTCCAACAGCCGGGGCACCTTCAGTTACACTGCCATTACCAATATATAATTTTTGTGTATCTACTGCCCAGCCTAGTTCTGCACTGGCAAGTTGTGGTAAACCTGTTATAGTTTCCTTACCACGTCTATGTTGAATCTTTGAAATTTGTACGACTGCCACTGTGTTCTCCTAATTTATATGTGTATTTACCAATTAGAAGTGATGATTGGCATAGTAATCTTCAACTCGCTTTAACCATTCGTTAGACCAGTGTTCAAACTCGTCTGCTACTAGGTCAAATTGCTGGTATTCTAATGCTCTGCTACACATAAACACATGTCCTTCACGTATATCAGTGCCGTATACTGCATTGTGTGCCATAGCATATGCCGCCATCTGCAAATAGTAATCCTCTACCCACTCTTTTTTCTTAGGCTTGTTAGTTTGTTTAAAGTCCATAATACAAGGAGTTCCTTTGTACTGTCCTACAACATCACAAGTACCTGAATACATCTGTGGATAGTATAATGCTTGTTCAATACCCCATACTTCGTCTACATCTACTAGAGCAGATTCAATAATTACATCAGCCATTTTGTTTGCTTGAACATGCACTAGGTTGTTACCTGGTTTACGTTCTTCACCTATAAGAAAACGTTCTAAATTATTGTGCATTGCTGTACCAACACCTGCGGCTTCGGTTACAATTTGCTGTGCTTGTTTTTCGCCCACTCGCTTTTTCCATGCGATTAAATGCGTCATATCCTTCGTTTTACCTAGGATCGTTGTGACACTTGGTGTTTTACTACCATCGGGTGCTTCGTAAAGTCTTTTACCTTGTAAGTTTATTTGTTTAACTGTGTGATACTTGTAACGTTCCACATAAGTTGGTGGGGTATGTTTTTCCATTAATAAAAAATCCTGTAGTTGTAGTATTAATTATAACTTCTAAGGAGGGTGAATGTCAAGTTATGAGCGTCTGTTTGTTGCTCGTTTTGCCATTTTTTCTATATTATTGGTTGGACTAGAGTCAACATCATCAACTGTACCATCTGCGTCACGTTGCATTTGAGTGTTAAGTGTAACGCCATCTTGGTCGAAGTTCTTTATAACTGCTTTGACTTCATCTGATGTATCATACAAGTCTTTGAAGATCCCATAATCAAAACTACCATGGCCACTTGCTTTCATAAGCGACCCTATTGCTTGATAGGATAGTTCAGCAGTATTGTTTGTTTGGTTAGCACGTTGAATTTGATTGCGGAAAAGCAATACTATATCTTGTTCTAAATCACTACCTGAAAATTCAAATAGTCTCATGTGCGACTCCTTATTGAGCCAACTTGTTCATTATACGAGTTGATTCTGCTACTGATCTTTTCTTAGGTGTGTATGACTCTGGTGTATCGTTTTCTTCATCACTACCATTATATTCGTCAAAGAATTCTGCGTCACCATGCTTTGCAATAAACTCTTTTCTAGTCATGCTTTCAGCATCGTCTTCCATTGATCTTTTAACTGCACCTTCGCCAATTGATTCACGCTTTTCTCTGCCAGCAGTTTCTTCTCCACCACTTGCGGCATCACTTGCACTAAACTCATCTGATGGATCAATAGGATCAACTGCATCAACTGGTCCGTCTGCATCTACATCCATTGCAGGATCTAGTTCTTCTTCGCCTTCTGGATCAGCGCCAATAGTATCTGTTGGTGCTTGTTCGCCTGTAACAATTTGTACACCTGCTGTAAGTGCTTCACGTGATGTAGTTAATACTTCTTGTGTTGCTTCTAATGCAGGTTTAACTGTTGCAACAAATGCTTCTGATTGTTCTAGTCCTAGTTCATCTCTTATTGAGTCTGCTAGTTCTAACATTCCTTCTGCACCCATTTCAGCAACATCTTCTAAGAATGCTGTAAATCTATCTACCATGTCTTTAGCGGCCATTGTTAATTCTGCTTGTTCTTCAGCACCTTCTTTAACAATTTTACTTTCGCCTACTGCTTCAGCACTTGGCATTCCTTTTTTCATTGCTTTTAATCTTTGTACACCTTGCATACTTAAGAAAGGTTGCATCATTGATGTCATAGCATCTCTAAAGCCATCAATTTGTTGTTTGTTTAACGGCTTACCTTGCATGATCTTTTCAATTGCCATTCTAGCCAAGTTTGCTTTACTTGGATCGTCCATTACAACTCTTAATGCTGTAAGTACTTTAGAATCTTGTTTTGTATTGTTATCCATGTTAGGGTCAACGTCAGTACCTGCACCTGGATCATCATCAACATCATCGTTTGGGTTTGCTTCTGCAAAGTCACGTGCTACATCTTCATCTGTTTCATCAACATTCATAATGTCTTCGCCTAGATCGTACTCATCAACACTTTCAAGGGGATTGTCAAGATATTGATTAATTGCACTTTCTACAATTTTGCTGATCAGCAATGTTTTTTGATATTCATCACTTTTTAGTGATTCGTTAAACTTATGCTTAACTTCGAATTCTTTTAATTTATTTTGAATCTTTGTACTATAAGATTCTAGTTGTGCTTGGCTATATTTGGCAAGATCAACTGTAATACCATGTTTGCTACGCAAGTCTTTCTGTAAAGACTCTACTGTAACTTTGTTCATAAAATCTGACGTTTTCATCGTGTGTAATCCCCTAACGTTATTATAGTGTTATTTAGTGTCAAACAGCAAAGTTTCGGCCTCATCTAGAAGCAATCCTATTCTGTGCTTGTATTTCTCATATTTAGGCAAATATTCGTCTAACCTAGCGTGATACATATCTACTTTAAAATAGTCTTCTGATTGTTCAGCAACCTTTAATCCATGCTTTAAAAAGCGTATTTCATTATAATAGTGCAAAAATTTGTGATCTGTATCTAAATGTTCCTGTTCATCAAACTCTGTATCCATACCCAAATATATTGATATTGCTACTGCTATCTTATGATTAGCAATACCTTTGTAGTATGCTATCTTTGGATTATGTAGATTTAGTATATTGAACCAGCCGTGTCTATCTTTCTTTATATAACAATGTTTGAATTTGATTCCACCATTATGCGAAACAGGCAATACAAATCCGTTTTGTTTCAAACGAATCTTTACTGACTGTGCAGTGGCCTGAAAGGCAGATACTAATTTTTTAACTTCTGGTTTCATGTCTTTAAATTATAACGTAAAAACTACTGTAATGCAAGATCTTTTTTATTATACTTTACCGTTTTAGGCAAGCCTTTTGCTTGTTTGGAAGGTTGCAGTTCAATTTCACTGCCGGTTACATTCTTTACTTTCATTTTGGCATTAAATGTTTTACTTGGACTTTTTGGATCTGCAACAGGCATTGTAAATTCTTGCCCTCTTGCTAGTTTAGTTTGTTGTGTACCTTGCGTACCCTGTGTTCCAATAGTACCCTGTCCACCGCCTTGTTGTGAAAGTTTTTGTGCTGTGTTCGTTTTTAAACTTTGTTGGTTGTTGCTTTGTTTTTTAGCACTACCACGTTCTTGTGAAGCAAGATCAGTTCCTAGGTTATTTACTGCTTTACCTATCTTCCTAATAGTGCTGTTATTGTTTGTACCTGACCCTGGTCCTGTTTTTGGTACTGGTGCCATGTTTTGTGCTGTTCTTTTAATTGTTCTACCTGCGCCACGTGCTAATGCTCCTGCGCCACGTGCTAATGCTCCTGCACCTCTTACTAATGCTCCGCCTGCAACTCTTGCGGCTGTTGCACCTACTCCAGCAAGTGCGGCTAATGGAACCAACTCATTAAGTTGTTCTTCAGTCAACTCGTGATCAAGTATAACTTCTTTGAACTTACTATGCTTTGGGTCAATCTCGTCAATACGCATTAACGTTTCCTTTTTTGTACTTTTGCTCTCTTAGGTGCTTTCGCTTTATTCTTACTTAATACTGCTCTACTTACTCCAGAACCTCGTTTGGTAAACATTGATTTCTTTGCCGCCATAGAAGGTGCTTTGGATCTAGTAACAGTCATTGTCTTTTTCTTTTGTGCATCGATTGGTGCATGACATGTAGACATCTTTGCAACAATACGTCCTTTACGTGGACCACTTACACATCTAAACTTACGTGAAATTTGACCTTTGTGTGAGCCACCTGGCTTACCACCTCGACCAAAGATAAACTTACCACCTGCTTCTGTTACTTCAAAAATTCTCATCTTCTATTCAACGTCTTCAATGCTCTAGATGCTGGGTTTGTACGTTTAGTACGTTTGGCCTTACGCATCATTCTTTGTCCAAGTTTCTTGCGTGTAATACGCATCTTCATCTTGGCTTGTATATTTGGTGGAGCAAAACATTGTTGTGCTTTAGCCACAATACGTCCATGACGCTTGCCGCCAGTACAACGGAACTTACGAACGAGGGCTTTGCCTTTTCGTCCCCAAATTTGCTTCTCCGTGAGATCGTTAAAAAGTTCTAGTATCAACATACTAGTATTTAGTTTAAGACATGTTAATGAGAATAACAACGACTGTAGATAACAGTCCTGCAATAATTGTACCTGAGGTACCAATAATAACTTTAATTAAAGATGAATGTGATTTGCCTAAATCGTCATGAATATGTTGAACTTTATCTTCAACTTTACCCAAACGTTTTTCTAGGGTGATGTAACGTTGCTCACACAAGTCAACGTGTGCTTCTAAATTTTGTCTCTCTAAGTCTGTGGCACGTGCCATAGTTAATATCTCCGTAAACACCCTTTCTCTAAGGGTTATTAAGTAAACTCTTTGTCGTTAGCCTTAATGTGTTATGGTATGCCTATTTTGTGCCTTCATAGTTATTTATACAACTTCAACGGTAATATTGGAATTACCTTTGTTGTTCACTATAAACATTTTTGGGTTAGGCACAGTTTCAGTTAAACTACCAGTTATAGGTACTAGTTCTAAATCTTGCTTTAATAGTCCTACAGGGTCGTTTTTATCATCGTAATAAGCATCCGCATGGTCAACGTCAAATTCGTATGTCCAAACTTTGTGTTCACCTTTGTATTTTGTTCCAAACTCGCCATTTACATTACGTGTTTCCAAATATGGGTCGGCGTTGAGATTGATTAAATTACGCAAGGCAATAACTTGTTGTAACGTTTGAAAATTGTGTTGTTGATTGAGTTTGAGATCGTCACCTTGCCCTTTGCGTCTTACGTCTGTGCGGGTGATGTCAATCAATGTTTTAATACGTATTTTCATACACATATTTACCGGTCATAAAAAAAGGGTGCCGTAAAAACGACACCCTTAATATTTGTTATAGTCTCAATTATGAAACGATAGCAATGTCTGCAATAAGTGTTGAAGCAACACCAGTTGTACCAATTCCGTAGTTAGCATCTGCTGTAAAAGCACCTGTACCTTGGATTGCAACTTGTACTGCATCAGTTGTTCCACTTGTGAACACACCGTTTTCAGTAAGTACTGAAACACCTGCAACTGTATGTGCATCATCAGTTCCAGCAGTTCCGCCTTGTGCGATGAAAATCAACGCCGCATCTAGTTCTGCTTGTGTCATGTTTGTTTTTGCTAAATTAATGATTCTAGTTCTTGGACCTACACCATTACCTGCGATTGCCGCCGCATTATTTGTTATAACTGCCATTTTATTTCTCCTTAAAGTTTTCTCTTATGGCGTCTACCACTCTCCGTGGCATCCGTACTTTTATTTATCATATACAGCCATAAAAAAAGGGCGACATAAAGCCGCCCTTTTCCATAGTATAAAACTATATATTATGTTGCGTCGAATGCGTCTAAGTCACGTGCAACAATAGTTAATGCACCAGTTGCGATTCCGTCAACTGTACCCATTGCTTGGTAACGTGTTTGCATACTTGCCGCGTCAACTGCATGGCCATCACAGATCATAAAGATCTTTCCTGCTGTGCCTGTTGATTTGTACATTAATGGTTGGAATTCTGCAACAACTTGTGCGATGAATCCATCAATACCATCTTTTGCCGCTAACGATGCACCTGCGTCTAATTCAAATCCAGCCAATTGTGCTACTGAATATTGAACTCCGTGGTCGCGACCGTCTTGGTTTACTCTTGCGATTGAAGCCATTTTATTTTCTCCTTGTTAATAAATTGCTCTTATGGCGTATGTCACTCTCCATGACATCCGTGCTAATATTTATTATGCTTTGGAAAAATAATATCTATATAGTTAACGTTTTGCTAGTTTTGCTCTATTATGTACTTGTTTTAACAAGTTTACGTATCCTGGACCTGCTTTTATAATGTCATTTACAATACGCATAACAGGAGCATATGCTTGTGCAAAACGTGGAGGAATACCTAAGCCTCTACTTGTCATGCTTAATACTTTGTATGCAAAAGGCAAGTCTTTATTAGGTACACCTAATAGTCTTAACATCTGTATATCTTTTGTGTCTGCTAGTACAGGATCACTAACACTTACTGTTGGCTCAGTGTCTCTAACTTGTGAACTTTCTAGGTCATAGTCTTTAACAAACAACACATAATAGTCAACTATGTCTGAGTTACGTCCTCTTGCTTTTAAAGCCATTTCTAATTCAGTAACTGCTTTACGCTTTTCTGTTGGAGTTAGTCTTCCGTAATTTGCAATACGTCTACGCAATCCACTGTAGCGACTGTTGGATAACCCATTGTCTATTTTTAACAAGTCGTTTGCATCTGCATAACTTGGATTGCTGTTAGTATAACTTCTTAACAATCTTTTTGCAGTTAGTGTAGGAAATGTAAAACGCTTACGCAACATCTTTGCTGATCTTGGGTCTTTTAGTTTTTCTATAATACGTTCATCGCCATCAATAATGTTTAACAAACAATGTAAGTCATTAGCACTACTTCTAAAGTTATTCCAGTTTTGCCATTTAAGTACTTGTTCACTGTATAACTTTGCAAAGCGTCTGCTTGGATAATGACGCATTACGTGTAATGCTAAAAAGTATAGTAGTACTAGATCAGAGGCATCAGTAAACGTTAATCTACTAACGCCATCTGAGTTGCGAATCATTTTGCCTTCTGTGATAAAATCTAAAAACTTAAACTCTGACATTAACCAAAGTCCTTAGGAGTAGTAAAGTTTCTGCGACTGAACTCAAGTCTATCAACAATCTTAACTGCTCCACCTGTATGATCAATTGCTACATAGCCTTCAGGTGAGCCTGCTTCATAGCCATCTGCTGTTTTATAAAAGTGTGCAATGCTTTCAATGTTGTTAAGTTTAGTAATAAAAATTTTCTTTAGGTTTGTAATCTCAGTCATAAAAATAATAATGCCTGACAAGCCTTTTCTGTTTGTGTTAATAAAGTTCATATTGTTTTGAATCTTTTGTAATCTATTTTTAACTGCTGGTTTCTCTGGATCTTGATTTTTAAGTTTTGCAATCTCACCTTCAATTCTTTCCTTGTACCAATCAATAAAGCCGTTTAAAAATTCGCCTGGATCGCCTGCTAGTTTACCTTGTCTAATATTTGTGTTAATCCAAATCTTAAAGTTTTTAATAAAATCATCATTTGATTTCATTGCTTCCCATACTGCATTTGGTACTGCTTTATAAGCCCCCATTGCATCTGCCAAATCTTTTTTCACTTGTGCTGTTTCATCTTTTGTCATTAGCACTGAACCTGAAACGTCTTTAAAGAATGCATCGTCAAACCAAACATCGTTTGAACGTTTTAAGTTACTAACATTAACATCATAGTTTGCTGTTGCATCTGCTAATGTATTGCCTTCGTAGTTTGTATGAAAGACAATACCAAACTTTGCATTTCCAATACGCTTACCAATGTCGCTGTCTACTGGTACTGCATATGTAATAAGTTGTGGTTTGAAAGTGTACATCTTTTCGCCGTCAATTTCTTCTTCACGTCTTGAACTATCGTCAAACATAAAGTCGCCTTGTAGTACGCCTGTAATTCCTAGTTTGCTAAGATAATCATATGCTAGATGTAACTTTGATACTGCACCTGACTCTCCGTATAGTCTGTCAATTTCTTCATGACTAGTTCCTAGTTTAGGACTAGCATTAAACACACCCTTTGTTCCTACAAAGAATTTTTTACTCTCAGGATCAACTCCGCATACGATTGCAGGAGCACCATCCCATTTTACACTTACTCTTAACTTTTTGTTAGTACGGCCTTTGAGCATATCTGCAAACAACATCATTTGATTGATTGCATATTCAGCCCCTTCTTTACCACGGTTGAGTGCTTCTTCCTCAACGTGTTCCATATGTGTGTTCTTACCCTCGGCTTCTTGTAGCCTTATAATGTCTTCAATTAACATCGTCTAATTCACTTTTATCACTTGCTTTGATTTTTTTGATGCCTCGCATAAATTTTGTTGCATCGCCTGACTTGATAGAGTTATAAAAACGCTTCTCTAAATCCTGGGCAATTTCACCATCAAAGTTTGTACGTATCATTTCAACTATGTTGATAGCACTCTCAATTACATGGTTTGCTCTTGACTCTACAATATTCTCTGTCTTTTTAGTTACAGCGAAATCATTAAGTTCTTCTAATAGGCTTCTAGTTTTGCGTTTCATTGTCGTAACTCCTTAACACTATTTAGTGGTGTAACACGGTAAATACCATAGGGAACGAAATTAGGAGCGATACTATGGAAATACATACAAATAAATTAACTAAACCTATTATAACATTAAATTTCAAAGAACGCAGTCTTTTATTTGCCGAACTAGCACAAATTGCATATTTGGAAAAGAAAAATGCTACAAAAATAGCAAAACAACTAGGTTTTACAACAATTGAATATTACGACTTAGACGGAGCACAGACATATCGCTTTATGAACAAGAATGATATTGTTATTGCTTGTAGAGGTACTGAACCAACAGAGTTCAATGATCTTAAAGCAGACCTACAGGCTTATCCAGTAAAATCAGAAACAATAAGTAGAGTACACAGAGGCTTCAAAGCAGAAGTAGATGAACTATGGCCTATGGTCAAAGAGGACATCACAAGAACACAGAACAAAAATAAAGAGTTATGGTTCTGTGGGCATTCACTAGGAGCGGCAATGGCTACTATTATGGCAAGTCGTTGTAAACACAACATTGACAATCTTGATCCTAACGAATTATATACATTCGGTTCCCCTAGAGTTGGCTGGCCAACTTATGTAGATAGTCTATCAGTTGTACATCATCGCTGGAAGAATAACAATGACATAGTAACTAGTGTTCCATTATGGTTAATGGGGTACAAGCATCACGGACAACAACACTACTTAAACACTTGGGGTAATGTTCGTAAGCCATCAGGATGGCAACTGTTCAAAGACAAGTTACGTGGTATGTGGCGCGGAATCAAAAAAGGTAAAATTGATAATTTCTCAGATCATAGTATGACTGAGTATGTGAAGCATCTTGCAAAACACAGAGATGGTTCAGAAACTATTCAGATTTAGTATTTTTAGATTGCATTTGATAATGATGTAATCGTTGTTGAAGTGCTTCTCTATCTATAGGATCAGAAGTTTTTGTCAATTGATGTTTTATATCAGCAATCATCCGACTGTTGTTTACAGTTTTCTTATATTTGCGTTTCATTATTAGTTAGAAGTTTTACATATGTAAAACTATTAGCCGCTTTCATTTATTGTTGGGCGGGCTTTGTTCCTACAAAATTATTTATACGAAAAGACTACTAACAGATTCTTCGTTTGTAACTCTACGTATTGCTTCACCAAATAATGTAGAAACACTTACTTGGCGTGTTTTTTTACAGTTCTTAGGACAACGATTAGGTATACTATCAGTTACAACTAATTCATCTAGTACACTCTTCTCAACCTTTTGACATGCTTCGTTTGATAAGACACCATGTGTGATGTAAGCACGAACACTTGCCGCACCTGCGTCCATAATTGCTTTGGCCGCACTACATAGTGTTCCGCCTGAGTCAACAATGTCATCAACTAGGATAGCATGTTTACCTTTTACATCTCCTATCAAGTTCATAACTTCGCTCTTGCCTGCTTCTGGTCTACGTTTGTCCACAATAGCAATATCGCCTCCAAACATATCAGCAAACTTCCTAGCACGAACAACACCGCCTGCATCTGGTGATACAAATACTGTTTCTACTTCAGCAATGTTACTACCATCTTTATAAAATTGTTTCTTAATATCTTTAGCAAATGCTACACGGCTTGTTAAATCGTCTACTGGAATATCAAAGAAGCCTTGTATCTGTCCTGCGTGTAGATCCATTGTAAGGATTCTATCTGTACCTGATGTTGTTAATAGATTAGCAACTAGTTTGGCTGTAATAGGAGTACGACTTGCACTTTTACGATCTTGTCTTGCATAACCAAAGTAAGGAATAACTGCTGTAATTCTACTTGCACTTGATCTACGTGCCGCATCAACCATTATCAATAATTCCATTAGACTGTCATTAACAGGTGTGCATGTACTTTGAATAATAAACACATCTTCGCCACGTATGTTTTCAGTAAATTCTACACTAGATTCGCCGTCTGCAAACGTTGTTATTTTGGCTGGGACTAAATCGCTAAAACAGTGTTCTGCGATTTTTTGTGCTAATTCAGGATTAGCATTTCCTGTTATGATCTTCATCTTCAAACGTTGTCCTTTCTATTACGCAAGGTGTTAAAAGTATTATTATATATGTATTATATGTTCATACTTATCTAAAGTCAAGAAAAAAGGCAGTGTCGTTGCACACTACCTTTTCCAATATTAAAGTCCGTTAGGAACAATAACATAGTGTATCATTAACACTACTCCTACTGATGCACCTAAGCCTATCATCATCTTGAAGAAGTCTTTGGTTACTAATGGAAATACTGTTTTGAACTTTTCCTTGCCTGTCATAGTTGCCATAGCAAGTTCACGTCCACATAGTAGTCCTACAAACACCCATGTTGTTGACATCGGAATATCATTTAGTTCTTTAAAGAAAAACAATATCAGCCAGTATACACCATCAATAATAGTAGCACTTCTTACGTATCTAGTATTGTGTTTCTCAAGTACAATCTTTTGAATCTTTCCGCCGCCTTCACGGAACATATAAGCAAGTCCACCTACAAATACAATACTAATTAGGACCATTAAATCCCAAGGTATTTCTCTAGGTAGGAACACAGCAATGTTTGCCATGTCATGACTTAGCCAAGTAAACCACAGGAAGCCTGTTGTTACCCATTGTGCAACACGCCATGCTTTTTTATGTTGTTCTTTGACAGGCTTTGCTTCATCTAAGAGTTTAGTAACTCCTATCCAAATAACATATGCCGCAACTGCCGCAACTGCATAACCCATCATGCTTTTCATAAGCATCTTCTCTAATACAAATGTACTTGCAAAAGCACTTAATACTAAAAAAGAAGTACTAACTGGTACTCCTATCCGTGTAAGTATTAATAATAGTCCCGGTGCCGCCGCATGATACCATTGTATCTCTTGAAACGGTATTTTGTTTAGTCGTCCATAACTAATATCTCCACCGTTGGTATACCAACCATACCACAATGTATAAAGGAGAACTGCACTTGCACACCCCCACATAATTTTCCAATTGAATCTCTCATTGTTACTTGCGATCCATGTACCAAGAGTCTGTACTGAATCATTTGCTATTACGGAATAAGCGGCAAAGGCGAAACCTATTGCCATCCATAGGGTGAGTGCGTCCATTCTTATTTCTCCTATCTGCTTGATGCTTTTACCACATCGCTCACATTGTTAAAAGAGATTGGGCTCAACGTTGCCCAACTTTCTGCATTCTATAATTCGAATAACTATAAAACACAATTATTTATAGCATAGTTTTAAAACAATGTCAAGATAGAAGATTAAATTTTTGTTACATATCGAGTTTGGATTTAAGATCAGTGATGGCGGCTTTAATGGCATCTTCTGCTAGTACAGAACAATGTATTTTAACTGGAGGTAATGCAAGTTCATTTGCTATATCCATGTTTTTAACTTCGCCGGCTTGTTCAAGTGTCATACCTTTGACCATTTCGGTTAGTAAACTTGAACTAGCAATAGCACTACCACAACCATAGGTTTTAAATTTAGCATCTTTAATGACACCTTCTTCAACTTCTATTTGTAGTCGCATAACATCTCCACATGCAGGTGCACCTACCATGCCTGTTCCTATGTTATCTCTTTTGGGATCAAATGTTCCAACGTTGCGTGGATTTTCGTAATGGTCAAGTACTTTATCGGAGTATGCCATATCGTTCTCTTGTAGTTGTATTACATTTATTTATAACAATGGGTGTGTCTATAAAAAGAAAGGGGAGCACCTAAATACTCCCCCGCAGGATTAAACGAATTGCTTCGCTATTTCTCTTTCTGCTTCAGTAGCAAAATTTTCATCCCAGTTATCCAAATGCTTTTTCATAAAGCGATTGAACACTGGTGGTATTAATGCTAATGCAAACAATGTAAAGTAACCTATACCTGTGTTAGGTGCACCTACTTCGTCTAGTTCCCAAAAGTGTGTTTCACCTCTGTCATGATGATCAGCCTGACGACCAATCTCTATAAAGAACCAACTTGTGAACAATGTAGAATTATCCCAACTGTGTCTGTAGTCTATTGGTTCACTTTTAACACGTACCAAACCATAATGTTCTAGATAGTTAAGTGCTTCTAGTTCAAAGTTTGATATCATCCATACCAATGCCATACATGCAACACCTGCCCATCCACCTGCTAAAAAGAACAAGAAGATAGTAGGGAAACTCATCATGTAACCTCTTATCCATCTATTACTTAAAGATAGAAAAGGTTTATCTAAACGTTTCAATCTACTCTTTTCCATTTCAAATAAGAACTTACTTTGTCCTAGATGACTTTTAAAGAAATGTTCGTATAGATTACGTCCACGTGGTGCAGTTGCAGGATCATCTTCACTTGCTAATTCCAAATGATGATTGTACACATGAGCATAACAAAAATGTGCTGAACCTGAAAGACCCATCATCCAACGACTTATTATAAAACTAAAGCCTTTGGTGTGTGATAGTTCATGTCCATATATTATACCTATGCCTGCAAATATACCTGTTGATAGAACAGCACCTAACAACTCTACTCCCCACATGCCTGAATATATCTGGTATGCAAGTCCAAGTTGTAGTGCTACGAAAACTGGTAACATTGAATACATTACTGCATTTTGTAACCATGGGATGCCATAAGGTTCACCATTCTCATCAAAGCCTGCTCCTGAGGTTTTGCGAGTTACTAGTGTATCAAATATGATGCCTATTCCCAATAGGCCCACACCTGTCCATGTCCATGCACCACCTGCCATCACTCCTGCGAGTGCAACAAGTATCAATGCCGGAGCAATGAAATACCTTATATTGATTAGTACTTTTTTACGATATGCATTGTATTTCCTCCTGCCAGTATGTTTGGCTGTTGTTTACAATACTACATAACAACTGTAACACAAACTAATTCATGTGTCAAGTTATATACAATATATTTATAATATGGCATAAAAACCATAATAATTTAGAACATGCTAATATTCTTATACTCATGCTGTAAATGCATGACAGCCTTTACCAAATATAGGTTGCATTTTCTATATTATTATAGTAGTATAATATAAATAGAGATGAGTAGGACAGCATGGTTGTACTATTCAACACACATACACACTGGAAAGACAGTGGGACGGCGCAGACGTCCTAAAAAAGCGAACGACGGCTACCAAAGGTAGTTGCACCGCCGGGGAAGTTCCGGGGTATTGCTTTCCTCAAGCATCCAAAACTTATATAAGGAGAAGTAAAATGGCTACTATGCTATTCAACGGCCTTGTGAGTTTACTTGGAAACCCACTTCCAACTAGGAAGTTCGAAAAAGAGATGCTCACTTACGCCAAAACTGAGTACGGAAATGATTGGCGCTATGCCTATCATTATATGCTAACGCATGAAGGTCGCGGACCAAGAGCGGGAGTATACAACTAATGACACAAGCAATTATGACAGTATCAAATTTGATTCAAGACGCTATTGCCGGCTTGTTAGATTTAGTTAAAGAAATAAATCACAAAAGAAAAGATAAAGCACTGGCTCGTAAAACTTACAAGTCATTGCAAGAATTATCAGATCATGAACTAAAAGACTTGGGAATTGGGAGATCAGACATTAAATCTATTTCACTAGGAACATTTAATGATAGTAGAATGAATGTAACAACAAACAGAAATTTAAAAGGATGGGTATAATGACTGTAGCAACAATTTCAAACACAACATGGAACTACACATGTAAAATTTGTAGTGTAATACGAAACGTTTTCGCTGTATTTTTTGTAGGTGTAATTGCGTTAGGTGAATCAGCAGGCAGAGCAAGAGCGGCCGCTGAATTATCTAGACAAGGATATCACGATGAAGCAAGAGCATTAATGACTTTACCGTTGGAGTATAAGAAATAATGTTTTTACATATTAAAAAAATATTTGGGTTATCTTTAGCACATCGAAGAGCAGAAAAAACTTTTAATGAGTTGAGTCAACTCACTGACAAAGACCTAAAAGATATTGGTATTTGTAGAGGAGACATTGCACACATTGCATATGAAGCAGTACGTGAAGAAGAAGCAAAAGAAAAATACGAAGCAGGTGATCACTACATGCGTGGTAGGACTGTTGCAACTTGGAAAGGTAAGGCACATGTTTAAAAGATTTATTAAAGCAATGGAATACAGAAGTTACTGTATGGCAATTCGAGAACTAAGGGCTCATGGATACTACAAAAGAGCCGCAGAGATTACTGAGTTCAAGAATAATATGTATCCGAGTTACTAATATGTGGCCTTACACTGAAGAAGAGCAAGACTGGGTATCAGGAAAATAAAAAGTGTTGCAGAGGAATCGCCCGCCAAGATGACTTCTCTGCAACTTTTTCAAATTGAGTATATATTATTTTTTATTGAAAATTGAATATAAAACCCAGACAGCAACAAGACCAACTAAACCTTGTGCAGAGAAACCTGCAACAATGTTTTGAATGTTAGCAATTATGTTGATGTTTGGCCAGAACGGAATGTTCTGTCCGTTGAACAAGACTTCTAACACGATGCCTAACGAAAGCAGACTAATTCCTGCTTCTGTTAATGCTCCGGCCCAAGCCTTTACTTTATTTAGAATGTCCATATGAACCTCCTTTTCTTAACGCTGATCACTGTCGTCAGCATGTTTATTTAGGTAGGTATATCACATAGTTAAACTACCATAATTGCGATTTATAGTTTAGATTAATGATTTTCATTATTGACTTTAGGTAATGTATGTGTTTAAATAGTATTGTAGACTCAAAGGGGACTTGTTTTAACTCTCCCCCGATCTGTTTACATTTTGTAAATCTTAACAAAAGGAGAAACATTATGTGGACAAAACCTACGTTTGAAGAAATGCGTTTTGGCTTTGAAGTTACAATGTATGTAATGAACAAGTAAACGAGTTTTAAGGGAGTCTTCGGGCTCCCTTTTTTATTTTAAGGAACAGTTATGAATAAAGCACCGGAGCCATCTCCGTGGGGGTTGGTTATATTTTTAGTAGTCTTTGTTTTATTAATTTGGTCCCAAAGTGGAGCAGATTCAGTGGAAATTTATACAGATAATGTTGATCATGTAGTAGGAACTTGCTCAATATACTATTCAGATTGGCCATGTTTGGAAGAAAAAGGTTGTTGACAAATATAAATACTTCTGTTATATTAGTAGAGTTATATTAGTATAACAACACACATACACACAAAGGAGAAAACGTATGACTGACTATACAAAACAGTTCGCCGAAATGGCCGAACAAATGCAGAAAATGGCTGAGCAATTCAAGCCACAACTTCCAGAAGTAAAATTTAACAAGAATGGCTATGAAATTAGAACACAGGTTCTTGACATGGCTAAATCTTTCACAGAGTTTGAGTTCGCGAACAAATGGATGGGGTTTGAAACTTCAACCAAACGTGATCCAGAAACTGGACAGATTATTTCTAAAGTGGATGCGCCTGAGATTCCGGGTGTAGATAAAGTGTTAGATACTGCTGAAAAGTTTTACGACTTTATCAATAAGCGTTAATAATAAACACTAGAATAGAAACCCCGACATTAGAAATAGTGCCGGGGTTTTTATTGACTGATTACTTGCCTTCCATTAACGCTACTGCTTTATCATAATCTTCACGACTAACGATTTCTTCACGTAATAGTTTTTCTCTGTTTGCTAGATGTTTCATAGCAATTTCTTCTTTACTTCCGCCAAAGTATGCAACTGCATGTCCTTCTTCAACAAGAATATCTGTTACTAGTTCTGCTGGTTGATTTTCCCAACGCTCTACTTTGAAGTCTCCTAAGATACGTCCGAACTTGCCTTTCATATCTTCGCCTTTACGATCTTCAGTAGTAATAAGTTTACCACCGTCCTTCATAAGTTCTTTGAGTCTTGCTTTAGCGGCTTCGCCAAACAAGTCTTCTACTTTATCTCTTGTGCGTGACTCAGGCGTATCAATGCCCATAATGCGTACACGTTCGTCTGTTAGGGTTACTCCGAACCCTAAGTCAATGTCTACATCTACTGTATCACCATCAACTACTTTAATGACTTTTACATCATACTCGTTGGTATTCATACTCTCGCTCCTCTTTTATTATGTGTGTATTTATTGGTTAGGAACTATTATGTCCAGGGTCGACCTGTTACAAGTCCACCTGTGTTAGCATTATTAACTAACGTGCCTGAATCGTTGTTACTTGCTGTGTAAAGCGTAGGCAAGTCGTTTTTGGTTTTTGTATTCAATGCTCTGTAATATGTTGCATTAGTATCTGCGGCCGCTAGTCCTTTACGTTTGCTAACAGCAATTCTTAGTTTTTCTTCTTGTCGTTGTCTTTTGAACCCAGTTACTCCTGAGTATCTAGGAATACAATAAACTCTATCACCGTCAACTAAACCTGCGGCTGTAAGTGTGCTGGCACCATCATTTGTTTGATTTATAGTAGTATCTTTAACAGCGTGTATTTCTGCATACATTGCAGTAACAATCTCCTGTCCTTCAACAGCCTGTGCAAGTGCTGTAAGTCCGTTCATTGTAGTCGTTCCCATAGTAACAGTAAGATCAAACTCTACACCTGTAAGTCCTTTACATCTAATTGTTGCCATTTGTTACTCCTTGTTATAATACTATTTATAAATAATAGTAAGGAGTAAACATGGCAATAAAAATTAAAGATTTACCACGTTTTCAGGATGATTGTAAAGATTATCTGCAACGTATTGAAGCAATTGAACAACCAAGTCAAAAAGAGCAGGCAGTAGAAATGTATAATATATTCATTGGTGCTGTTGATGCTATTGATCAGTCTGTAGAAAACCTTGTAGACAGTGGTCCTGTGTTTGGCAACGAGCATAACTTGCTAAAAGAAAACCTACACACTGTAAGACTAGATCTTGTTAGATGGTTAAAAGCAAACTCACCTCTTGAAGAAACTAATCCAATTAAAATTGACGGTTAATTATTTGTATCTAAAGGTTACTCTGCCTTTGGTAAGATCATAAGGCGATACTTCTACTTTAACTTTGTCGCCCATTAGCACTCTAATCTTATTCTTTTTCATTCTACCTGCCGTATAGGCTATGATTGTATGACCGTTATCTAGTTGTACTTTGTACATTTGGTTTGGTAATGTATCTAAACATGTACCATCTAATTCTATTATGTCGTCTTTACTCAAAAAGTTCTTTCTCCACTTGATCCCAAAATTTAATACGAGCATTCATTGCATCTATTGCTACTGTTTCTGCTTCAACATATGCTAATGGATCTTCACCACATAAGTTTTCTACAAGTTTAGTAGCCATAGGTCCGTGTTCGTCACCATCTAGTTCAATATGTCTTTGTAGATAGTAATGAAACTTCTTTGCCTCGTACGAGTTAATATTAAGTTGCTGTAATATACCTTGAAACATTCCAGGTATAACTGCTTCTCTCCCATATGTAAATGCACTAGCAATTACATGTTTCTTTCCTGTAGCAATAAAGTCAAATGTTGTACGCATAAAATCTCTAGTACAATCGGGTATGCCTTTTGTATTTTCTATTGCGTAGTCAACACCTTGTTGTTCTACATTGTCAATGAATCTTAAAATAGGTTTAGTGTTTGCACCTACTTCAGCCATTGCTTGTAAGTACAAATCAAAATGTGATATGCTTCCGCCACCTAAGTCTTTGTCAGACTCTTCGCCCCAAATGATTTCGTTAATGAGTCTAGCACTTTCATCTCTTGTGTGCTTTGTAGGTAACCATACATCACCACTTGGGCAGATACGATGTTGTAATGCTTTGGCAAGACTCATAAAGTCCCATACTGGAAACACATGATGTTCCATAAAGATTCTTAAGTCCTGCTGTGTTTGAATCACATTGGTACTGAGTAAAGGATGTGTTGTAAGTTCTAACTGTTTAACTTCTATATTTTTTAATGGTAGTTTCATTTAATCCACTTTCTACTAATTCTGCATCACTGCCGAAAATTGCCTTAAAGGCTCCACGTTGTATTGCTTTGTTCCATACTTTCTCTAATGCACAATTAGTAAGGAACACGAAGTCCGGTACATTGATTGGACAGTTAGATTTGCATAATCTATAAACAGGACAAACTTTACAGTGTTTATCATAACGACTGTAATCTACTTTTTTAATTACTACATCTTCAAGTTTATTAAGTGTACCACTAATAAAACTATCATCAACATGTGGACAAGTTCTAACGTTACCTGCTACATCAACGCTCAATACTTGATCATCATCTGCACCACACACTGTACTTATGTTAGGAAGTATCTGTTTTTGGAATGTTTCACCATAGCCCAGTACACTTCGCGGACCATTATGGAATATGTTGCTTCTTAACAACCCGTGGTCTTTAATACCTTGTGCTTGTTCAATATTGCATTCAATAAATCTATCAACAATATCTTTAAACTTTTTAAGATCATCACCACGTATAACATGGTCCATGCTTACGCTACCTTCGTGATCTTCGTCAGCATGTACTCTGCCCAGCGTGTAACTAATAGTTACTAGGTCAGGATCTAATCCTACTTCTAACATATAATCTCTAAAGAAATTATTGATTGCGAACAGATCATAGTTGGTTGCACTTACAACAGGATTGAAACTAAAACGTATCTTCTCTCTATTCTTTTGCATGTTCTTTAGAACTTCTATTGTAATAGGATCCCATAAGAACTCTTTACCACGTAATGAAACATGCCCAGGACCGTCATGGCTTATTCCAAACAATCCAATGCCTTTAATCTTGTTAATATAATCAATATGCTTTTGTCTTAACGGTGTGCCGTTTGTAGCAAAGTACCATTGCATACCTGGTCTATCAAACTCATCTATAATAGGTGTAATGCTTTTCCAATACAGCATAGTTTCACCGCCCCACAAGTCAATCTTCTCTGTTTGACTTAGATCCAGTTTGGTTTTAACTGTGTCAATAAAACTATCTAGTGTCCATATCTTACCACGTTCATCTGGGTTACCAATATCTTTTTGTAAACAGTATGAACAACTATAGTTACAAGCATGACCAAATAGTATACGTAGCCATATTGGAGTATTACTTTTAGTTCTCTTTTTTACATGTGATTGTATCTCGTCCCACTTTTCGTCTTGTGGTGTTACTTCACTTAAACTGTTCAGGTTAGTATCATATATACCATTTGTAAAATTACTATATACAAGTTGTTGTCCTGTATTCTTCATACGAAATACTGTGTAAGGACCATCTGCAATTTCTTCGTGTGTGCCACTGATGATACTGCTTACTTGCCCTGTATTATCTCCGTCATCTAAAAGATGTGTGTCTTCAATTTTATGTGGAGTAATAAACTTTATTGGTATTTCAACTGTCATTGCTCACCTCTAGTAATGGAACAACATTGCTTGTTCCTGTTTTTAATAATCCGTAATCTGTTATTTTCCATCCAACTTTAGTTAGTTGATGATAATATTTGTGTTGTGCATTTAGAAGATCAATTGGTATAAAGTTATAGTTGTGATTAACTTTAACATTATTTGAAACCCATTTAAAATAATCAAAATAATCTTTGTTTGCTTGTATGTCTAATACATTTTGATTGTTGTTTACCCATTTGGTATACAAATCTACTTTGCCTTGTATCATATCACTTAGGTGTTTAGTAGCATCAAACTCTTTGAATTGATGATAGGGTCTGTTGTTTACATCAATACTTTCTATAAGTGTAAGAAAGAATCCGTTGTGTTGTAGATAATTACTTTCTCTACACACATAGAATACATCACTGTCAAAACTTGCAATGTGTTCTGCTTGTGGAATGTCTGTGTCTAGTTTCTTTGTAACTTCATTAAAGTCATGATGTGAACAAGTGTAACCTATTCCGTTATCTTCAACCCACTTGCTTAACAAGTCAAGACTGTTGTTGTCCTGTGTTGTTAAAATAAACTTTATCTTTTGTATTCCGTTACGCTCATTAAGTTCTTTGAGCATAGCAAATATTTCTGTCTTATTAACTTTGTCTAGCCAACCTGTGCTAAAACTAATCTCTTGTATCTTTGTATCTGCAGATAGTTCATTAACAAACAACGGTTGTGTTCTAATAAAGTTATTATCAGTCATGCTTCCCCAAATGAATCTATGACTGTTTTGTTTGTACCAATCATATAAATGCGTTTGTTCATGCTTCATCCAAAACAAATCATCAATGTTACTAATATGTTTGAAGTGTTCAAATACTTTAGTCCACTGTTGTTCTATGTCTGTGTTGATCTCTTTGGGTATAAAGTTTTTAAAATAAGGCATTGCTTCCTTAAAATGCTTTTCAGTATAGCATACTTTACAACCAGCAAAACAATTATATCTACCTAATACACTAAAGATAACTTCATTGTGTACATTAAGCAAAGAATCGTTTTCATAAAAATACTGTATGAAACTATTTCTATTTGGTGCCGGTGTGTCTACTATTCTATCCATTATATTCCTACCCATTCAAACACTGAGTCTTTTTGCTGTAGTTTGTAACAATAAGCAATACTTGCATCAACCATTTGATAAAACTGTATACAACTAGTTCCAGGTGGTCGATCAAACATCTTATATAGATATTTAAGTCCGCAACTATCTTTACTTGGACAGTTATAACATTCAGATCGTATTAGGTTCTTTTCGTCTTGTTGTCTATATAACTCTGGTGTATACTCTAATGTACCATCAGTCCATTGCCCTACTCTAAATTCATTTCGTTTGTATTCTAAAAAGTCATACTCAGGATAAATGTATCCATCTGGTGACAGTATCATCTTGTGATGGTTGTCATAGTAAAACTTATCTATAGCACTTAGGTTTCCGTATATACCATCTACATAAATGTTAATACGTTTAGTATAAAGTATTGTAATAAACTGTAAGAAGTTATCAAACCATTCACCTAAATGAATATCATCAATAATAACTTCAAACTTTCGAGCACCACGCTTGTGTCTTAATGGTATAAGATTAATTGTATTACATTTTGTCTTTTGACAAGTCCTAATAATTTCTGTAATAACATCTAAATTAAAACAACGTTTATCATCTGTAGGCATAACATATTGCCATTGCATAGTAGCACCGCATTCGTGTATGATGTTTGCCATCTCTACAACATCGACATACTCTCTGTTTTGTTTTTGAAATGCAAAATCGTAGGATATTGTAAACTTTATATATGGTCCCCATTTCTTTAAGAACTCTTTGTTCTCTGCAATAAGACTACCATTAGTAGTAATACAAAACTTTCTATCTGTATTTTTAATATACTTGTCAAACAATTTTGTAAACAAGTCGTCCATTCTGCTTATGAATAGGAAAGGCTCGCCGCCATGCACACTGATGATATCTAAACCTTTGCAGTGAGGCATTGTTTTATCAAAGAAGTCTACAACAAGATCAACCCAAGCATGTTTAAGGGTTTGCCCTCCGACATCTTTAGCAATATATTCTCTATCACAATAGGAACAATCAAAATTGCATGTGTTTCCTAAATAGACTGAAATATGTTTTAGTTTATCAAGACCATCCATACTACTATTATAACATCTTTTTAGTTGCCGAGCAACTTTTCTTTTACTGTTTGGATGTTTGAACCTGATAATGGCTTTTTATTATGTAATATTAGGAAGTTTAAGAATACCAAATAAGAACATCTTGCATAAAAGTTTAAGTCTGTAACTGCTTTACTTAATTCATTTGGTATATTGGCTTTCTCTGTTAGCCATTCGTATAGTTCTTTAATAGAAATACTGTCTTCGTTACAGTATCCAATAACATCTTCCAAAAATACATGGAAGTCTGGTTCGCCATTGTTATTGTCCATCTTGTAACCATCATTGATCATTGCTTGCCATGCCGCATATAGTTGTCCACTGCTTGGAATCTTTTTCCATGCTTCGTTTGTATCTTCTCTTTTAGCATGTACATCTGAAAACATTTTAAACATAACGTGTAAAGGTGACTTGATGAATACTTTTTCTTCACCTTCTTTTTCACAAGTGTCAATGGTCATTTGATATGTTTGTTGGAACTTTTTAATTTCAATATCGTCTTGTAGGTCAACATATAATTTTACAATCTTTTGACACATATCATCCGGACGGAACAAACGTGTACCTGTGTCCATGTTTCCTGCTGGACATTGGTAACATGCATTTTTATAATCACATGTACGACACTGTTCTTCTTCCTCAACCATTTTACTAAATGATTGTTGAAAGCCTTTGTATCTATCTAAGTAAAGTCTATCTTCAAATACATTACCTAAGATTGTTTTACCTGCAGGTCCTGCTTTTTGATTTGTAAAGAAGTAACAACCTGAGTAGTCACCTGATGCGTCAATAGCAACCATGTCACTACCTACCATACAGTTGTTTTCACCTTTTTGTCCAACGCCTTCTGAAAAGTGTATTCCTAGATCAAAATAGTTTTCTAATGTCCATAGAATATCTTGATGAAGTGTGTTCCATTGTTCATCAGTCCAAGCAATAAATCCTCTTGAACTATCTAAAATTAACGGGTGTACAACAATGTTCCTTACACCAGCATCATATACTGCTTTTACAAACTCTTTAAAGTAAGGAGCGTTCTCTTTAGCAAGAGTACAACGCATTGTAATTCTATTACCTTTTTTAGCATGTTCTGGAATCTTATCTATTGTTCTTAATAGAGCGTCAATTCTTTTTTGACCAATTTCTCTATGGTCAACTTCTGCTCTAATAGTATCAAGACTACAAAGAATATGTGTAAACGGATATGAATAATATTCTTCTAAGAAGTCTTCAGTCATTAACAATCCGTTGGTAACACAACTAATTTGTTGCTTGGTGTAACCTCTTGATTGTTCTGTAAGATAATCTTTGTTTTCTCTTAAGAAGCCTAATATTAAATCTTTATGAATTAAAGGTTCGCCGCCAAAGAATTGAAACATTTTATGTTCATGCTTACTTACGTTGAGTAAGAAGTTATATGCTTCTAGTAAACTGTCTGGAGTAAAGCGACCAAAGTCTCTGTTATGTTGTTCATAACAATAAGAACAACTTAGGTTACAAGCATTAGTAAGAATAACATTCATCTGTTGCAAGTCTTTAAACAAGTAACTTGCTTCAGTCATTTTAACTACTGTTTCGCCTGCGTCTGGAAGTACACTTACACGTTTGTTAATCTTATCATTACCTTTAGGAGTAATAATTAATTCACTGTGTGTTTCAAACTTGCCATTAGCATCTACTGTAACTGTAGCAATGTGATCTTTATGACGCTTCTTTTGAAGGTCATTGAGGTTGTTTTTAAAGTTAAACTGATTCGGGTCTGTAGTAAATGCCATTAAGTATCCTTGTAAGAGTGTTGTCTACAAGGTATTTATTACTCTCTATGAGCAGTATAGTTCATTGCGATACGTGTTGACTCGTGAAAGTCTAATTCTGTATTTTGGACAATTTGTAAACTTACATATTTAGGAGAAGTGTCTGCACTGTCTTTCCATGTAAATTGTAAGTTACCATTATCTAATTTTGACCAATTTAAATTAGTCTTAACAGATAGGGTTACTGCTGAAGTATCAATACCGATATTTCTAAGTTCGCCGTTAGCAAATGGTTTAATAGTAAATGTGTTCTTAGGACAACTAATAACTCCATTGCCGTGTTCGTTAGCACCAATCATAGTTGGACCAATAAGCACACCACCTAAACCATGATAGTTGTAAGGTCCTTCTAATATTCCTGCTACAGAATGACCACCTGCTGTAAAACTTAGGTCTTCCATCATTTGTACTGCTTCACCATTGATGTTAATGATGTAAGTGTCTGGTAATCCTGCAATTTTACTTACAGAATAAAATACTTTAATTTCTTTTTTGTCTGCATTGTTACTGAATACAACACTGTTGTCTACTGCATTAATTACAGTTGCCCAATCACCGTCAGCATCTTTTTTCCTTACAAGAAACTTTGCTTCCATTAAACTCGTACTAATTTCAATTGTATCATCATTTGTAATAGGATATGCAAATATTAAGTTATCACTTGTAGTAGCATCTTTTTCTGTGAAGTATTTTACAATAGCGTCTAAGTCTAAACCAATCTCTGCTCTAGCACCTTTGTACTGAGTCATTGTAAAATCATAACCCATTGTAATTGAATCTGTAATGTCACTATCTGCTAGTGTTTTCTTAAGTCTAACTACTCTTGGATCCAATGCCATGTAAGTACTTACAAATGGTTCCTTCATACTGTATTCTGGAATACCAGCATCGTTAGTTTTCTTTTCAATTGTTAATGCAGACATTTGTGAAACAAATGACCTAGTTTGTCTTGGGGGTGTTCCGTTAATAAAAAATTTAGCCATTATATTGTTCCTCTTTGACACTGGCATTGACATTCACAAACAGTATTGTAATCATCAAAATACTGGTGTGTGTGGTTACGCATATCCTTTAAGATAGTCAGCATTTGTCTAAATGTTTGTGCTTCAATTTGTTCACCTGAACTCTTTGAATCTGCTTCCGAAGGGCTTTTGCTAGGTCCACCTGTATTCTCTGCCATTGTTTACTCCTAAGTTATAAACGTATTTATAATACTACGAAGCATTGTCTTCCCAGTTATGAACATGGCCTCTTAAACTATTAATAGCATTTCGAATATCGTTGTGTTTTCCTGCTGTTATAGTACTATTCGTAGACGGATCTGCTGGGGTTGCTGTTA